TCTGTTTAATGAACTTGCTCCAACATATGCTGGCATCGCAACTTTTTTACCTTTAATAATCATATCACCTGCAGCAACACATAATTCATGAGTAGCAGAATTTATTTCGTTTACTATTTCAATACCATATAGTTGAATATAATCTGTAGTTGCTGCATCACTTCCACAATCAACCTTTATTGTGTGGATTCCCTGACTTGGTGTATTTAAATCTAATTTTTGTGATTGATTTGATTGATAATCTTCCCCAACTATTACTGAACTTCCTTGTTGATTCAAATCATTAGTTGTATCAGTTCCACCTGTAGGATCTCCGGCTGTAAAGCCATCTAAATAAATATTATTATTAGTATTTGCGTGAGTTGCCCCAAAAAGCATACTTAATATATTAAGTTCATTAAAAATATCAGTCCAAACAAAGTAATCACCAGTGATAGATGTTCGACACCTCAACCCATTTGAATCATTTGTAATATATTCCCAGCTTCCATAAAAGCGTCCACGTTTATCAACTTTTCCAGTTTCTGCATCTATTGGATAATATCCTTGTTTCCCATCACTATCATAAGGAGCAGCATCACTATTTGGTATAGCCTCTAAACCTGCAATTATGAACCTTTCGACACCAGAATAAACTTTACAGTCATCAAACAATAACCCAAAAGGATTAACTGCATCTGTACTTGCAAAAGTCGTATTCAAAGTAGGTTCTAAAACATAATTATTTTCATCTGGATTCCAGTAAATACCTTCATCAATTAATACCCAATTACTTACTCCATCACTCATAAAAGATGCATAATCTCTAGGCGAACAAAGAACCATTGTAGATTCTCCATTAATAGTATCAGCTCCAGCAGGAGTTACGGTGATACATCCAATTCCAGTATCACTTTTTCTAGTTCTTATAATTCTGTCACCATTTGCATTCGCAGCAGGTAAGGTAAGAACTCGATCTGTTGCAGCAGTTACAAAATCAACCATTGCTATGTTATCACCAGTTATTAATGCTTTATCAGCAACTGCTTCAAATAAAGTACCAACTGCTCCAGCAGAAGTTATATGTTCAAAATCTCTACGATCTAAAATGTCAGAATCTGCAATTACTTCAGTAGTATTGTTTCCAGCATCCACTTCATGAATAATAACACAAACTTTAAATTGAGTACTTGCTCCAACTGGTAAAGCATCATCTGCTTCCGCTAATGCTTGAGTAGCATAATTTGCACCACCTACCAAACTTAAAGTATCATCAGAATTCGCTAATATAGCAACAGGAGTGAAATTACTTCCACCGCCGACTGTAGTAAATGTTCCAACAACCTGAGCACCAAATGTAGGGCCAGTTGCTGTTACGGTTACAATACCAGCAGCAGGATCTGAAAAACTAAGTGTTACTAATTGATCATTACTTGCTCCACCATCATAAATTCCAGCATTATAAGCTAATCTTGGAAATTTTGAATTAGTTTCAGGACTTATAAAAGTATATAAAGTTCTACCAACAGCATTTGTTTCTTTTGAAGGATATATATAAGCAGTTTTATCAGCACCAGCTGAATTTGCAATAGTTTTAAATCTGTAATCTGAAACTTCTGCATCTAAATCACCAATAGCTAATGTTAAATCTTCACCTTGAGTTACAACTTTAGCAGAAGAATAAGCAGGATCTGAATCAGTTTCATCAGTTGCACCAGTATAAGCAATAAATTCTTCACTTACCAAGTCACCAATTTGAACTGTTTCACCAATTTCAAGTTCTCCAAGTCCACGAACATATAATTTGTTACCTTCTCTAAAAGCTAACCAATAATTAAAATCATCTACTGAAAATGCAGCAAAAGCAGCAACCTTGTAATTCAAAGCACCTGCACCAATTCCAGTGTAAATAGCATTGCCAGTAGCAGGAAGAGTGATATACATTACTTCACCATCAGCTATAGCAATCTGAGAAGATCCACCTGTACCATCTTGACGAGTCAAACTAAGCACTTGTGAACTTCCAAATAATCTTAACAAACCAATAACATCAGAATCAGCTGCTCCACCAGCATCATTTGTAATATCCAAATTGCCAGCAGTCCAACCAAATTTTGAAGATACTGTATTTTGAGTTAAAATAGAATTTATAAATTTAATAGCTCCAGAAATTGAAGCTCCAATAGCTTCATACCAGAAATTAGTTCCTTTCAAAACTTTGATTTCAGTCATTAAAGCATTTAACATTTCTTTAAAATCATCAATATCTGAATCAGCTCCAGTAAAGGAATGAGCTACAGAAACAATAGTTCTATTAGCTCCAGAATCAGATCCAACCAAAGCGTCCCCTTCGGACAAAAGATCATCAGAAAGTTCTTTTATTGTGATGTTGACAGTACCACCAGTAACTACTGTAGCAGTAGCACCAGTTGCAAAAGTTACGATTTCACCTACAGTATAAGCACCAGCTCCACCTGACAAAACAACATCTAAAATAGGTTCAGATTGAGTTCCCCAAGTATAAGTATTTGAAGCATCTGCTCCAGTTCCCAATCTAAAGAAAAGATCTCTTTTATCATTTATAACAGCAATATTTCCAGAAGCATCAGTATCAATATGACACAATGGAATATGATCAGCATCACCTGAAAATCCACCAGCACGAACTACTACTTCAACTTCTATATATTGAACAGTATCAACAGTTTGATTGTATTCAGAACCACTTCCAGAACTAGCAGTTTGATCCCAAAATGCCCTAACAGCTGAAGTTCCAGTATCAGTAACTAACTTTAACTCTATGTAATTTCTAGCATTATCAACTAAATCAGCATCTGAAATAGTTAAATCACTTGCTCCAGATTGAGCAGCAAACCATGAAAAATCAGAAGTAGATTCTGGTAATATCAAAGTAGCATTAGTCATTGCAATAGTAGCGATTTTTAAACCAATTCCACTAACAGCAAAACCTTTTACTATGTGATTTTCATCACTTAAAAACTCTTTGGTCCAATATAAATCATCTGTTCTAGCTCCAGATAACATTGTGTTTAAATCTTCAAGATCAAATCGACCACCCGATAAGAGTCTAATTCTTTCTAATATCATTCTAAATCTCCTTCTTAATCTTATATAATTATATCAATTTTTTTAAGCTGACTCTGCATCATCTGAACTTAAATATGCATTATCTATTATATATCTATATTCTGGAGCTATTATCACAAATGTAATAATGATTCCAGCAGCTGCTAATCCTTCTAACAAATCTTCTACTATTTCTCTCGCATTACTTGGAGAAGGTAAATAAATAGCATAATCATCTCCATTTTTTCGAGGAGAATAAGCTTGCGTACTTCTCAAAACATTAATATTAGTTCCAATTGCATGTGTATTTTGAAATTTGTAACTTGGATCCAACAAAACAGTGTTTGAATTTGGAACACCTCTATATTTTACAGGTTGTTCTTGTTTATTAGTTCCCCATCCGAAAATCAATTCTCCTGTTTCACTTTCCCAAGCAGAAGCATCATCTACTGTAACTTTAGTGTAAACTTCTCCTGAATTTATAATTTCTTGAATTTGAGCAACATTATTGGAAACTGAAAAACTAGTTCCGGACGGATCAAATAAAAAAGATCCTTGCCATATTCCATTATTTGGTGCAACTGCAGTTTCTAGAGTAGAATCAGCATGAAAATGATGAGATCCTTTTAAAACTCTTCGCAAACTTGGAACAATAGCAGGTATTTCAATAATCATTTCATTAGGTCTAATTTCATAAACCACAGTTCTTTGTTGTTGTTGATATATTTCAGTTTTTTCAATATCAAAATCAACTTTTGCAGCTCCTAAAATAGTATTACTAATAATTTCAACAGATCCCCTCAAACCTGGAGTATTAGTTCTTAAATTAACATATTCATTTCCAGTACTTGGTTCATCCACCAGTTCAGCACTAGCACCTACAATTTTTCCAAAAAAAGTAATTAATTCAGCAGCTGTCATAGCTCCAGGAATTGCAACATCAGCAGTTAATACTTTAATTATCTGAGTAGATCCACCATCAATTTTTATAGAAAGTTTATCTCCAACTACCACATTAAAAGTTGCAGCATTGCCAGTTTGAATATTAGCTCTTGAAAACAAAGGTCCCCAAAAAATATCCATAGTATCATAAAAAGTTTTACGAATTTGTTTTGCTTTTAATGAAAGATTTGGAATCAATTCTCTAAATTGATCATCAGAAAGACCGATTGAATTAGGTCTTGTAACTCCAACTCCATTAGCTAAAATATCTAAATATCTACCTTCAGCTATTTTCATAACCATTTGAGCTTTAGTATTTGTCAATTGAGTTATAATTTCTTCATCTGATTCTGCAAAAGCTTGAATTAAAGCATTTAAAACCGGATTTGTTTCTGGTTTGAATACTTTAGGAATCGATCTATAATATTTATTTAATTTACTCATATTTTATCCTATCGTAATTAATGATGATCTAATACGTGCTAACTCATTATCCGCTACTGCAACATTGGCAGCAGGAGTAGTTAGTTCCACATCAGTAATTCCACTAATTCTAATGATTGCAGATCTGATTTCTTCTATTACAACATCTTCTCCAATTTCTAAGTTATTGATATATCCAGTAATAGCTGATTCTATTTCATTTTCTAGTTGAGTTAATGTAATACCTTCCGCTGTAGTGACATCTGTATTGACACTTATTTCACGAACAGTAGGAGCTAAAACTTGGAATTGAATTCCAGCTGCTCCAATTCCAGGATAAGATACTAAATCAGTATCATCTCCGTAAATTGTTTTATGAACTAATGCTACTAAACCTGTATAATAATCATAAGCTTGTAAACCTTGATATACAGCAGTTAAGAACCCAAATTCTAAATTGCCACCACCACCAGTAACTTGAATATACCCATCAGAACCATCTGATTTTGAAGTGATTTGTAACATAGTATTGTTATTACTTCCTTCAATAATTGCTTTTAATGAAAGGGAAGTCATTTTAGTATTGTTGATATAAGCATCTAAATTAGTAATAGTACTTGGTATTAATATAAAAGTGTCAGCAATAACTGGATTATTTGAAAAAGCAGCTCCAACAGTTATTTTACCATCAGTTTCATCATAAGCTGTAACTTGTCTTCTTTGACCAATTAACATATCACCTACAGATCCAGCTTCAGCTATACCATCTGCATTTATAACTTCAACATAACCAAATCCACCTGCGTTTATTCCAGTTACTATAAAGTTTCCGTCATTTTCTGTATTTGCCATTGAACTAAAATTAACAATATCACCTATTGCAAAGGTTCCCAAATTAGCAGGTAAAGCAGAAAAAGCATATCTAAATGTAGTTCCACCAGGATTTGTAATAGTAAGAACAGTACCAGATACTGTAGTTGTATTAAGACCTGAATTAAAAGCTGCATAAAAATCAATAAGTTCATCAGTCACAGTAAAAGGAGTAACTAAACTAGAATCTTTAAATACAGTAGTACTAGTTCCAAGTGTTATAGTTCCATCATAATCTAATGGAATTGAATAAGTATTATTAACAATATCATTATCAACAACAACAACCAAATTATCACCTTCAGCAAATTCATAAGGTCCAACACTAACACTTTCCTTGAATGCTTTGTGTGGTCTTTGATTTGATTCTGTAGAATTTAAAGTAAATGTAAAAGCTGCATTTGCAGTACTGGCATTTTGAATTAAAATAGAACCAGTTGATTCTTCATAACTATTTGTAATAATTTCAATATAAGTAGCAGATCCAATTGTTCTAGCTTGAGCAAAAGCACCATTCAATTGTAAATTAATAAAAGTAGCAGTAGCAGATGCAGATAAACCAGCTGCAAAAGTAGCATCAAATGTTACAGTTTGATCAGCTCCACCATCTACGGCAATCACTAAAGTTTGACCAACTGTAGGTGCATAATTTTCAGCACTTGCAGCTCTCAAAAAAGCTCTAGTATTATTTGATCCAGCAGTAACTGTTTGATCAGCAATTAATAAAGTTTTTAATTCAATAGTTCCTAATTCACGATTTAATGTATAATCTCCATCAACTCCATCAACTTCAACAACACTAAAATTAAAACCATTTCCTGCATTATTTGCAGTCCCACCAGTAACATTTACCTTTGAACTCGAACTTTTTAAAGTATTTGAAGTAATTCTCACATCAGCAGAATTATTTATAGAAGATGCAACAGCTCCAGCTAATTGAGCATTAATTACTGCAATAACTTCAGCAACAGTAACAGCAGCAGTATTAGCAAAATCAACAGCTTGAAATGTTATAGTTTGAGTGTTTGCAGTTTTTCCATCAATATCAATTATCAAAGTTTGAGGAAAAGCACCAATTGCTGCTAAATTGTAAGGTGCAGAATTGCCAGAATCTATAAAAGCAGTAGATCCATCTTTGCTTTTTAAAACATCATCTACATAAAGATAAAGAGTATCTATTTCATTAGTAGAAAAAGCTAAAATTGAATTAGCAGTTCCACCAGTAACTTGAATCTTTTCATTTTCATCAGTTGCTGATGTTATAACAACTTTTGTTCCACTTTGACTAGTTCTTGCTTCAATTAAACTAGCATTATCATTTATAGCAGTAACTATTTCTTCAGCTGTACCTGCTTCTGGGAATTCAAAATCTGAAGTATTAAAAGTAATAGTTTCAGAATCAATTCCTACAGTATATATTAATGTTAAAGCACCACTTGAAAAATTATAATTTTCAGCACTCGCAGTTTCTACTTGAGCTTTCACTAATGGATTTAAATCTAATTGTAGTCTTTTTTCCCCACCAGTAGAAGAAGAAACGATAGTTTCCAATCCTTGAGATAAAAAGTCAGGTTCAAAACCAGTACCATCATCTATGTAAATTTTAACAGGAGTATTAGTATCTGTTGGCAAAACTATATTTGCTGAAATTATTCTTTTTGCTGATTCTGGATCCACTAATCCTACTACAGCATTTTTTATTGCTTGTTTAGTTCCTCTTGACAAACTTTGAATATGATCTTTTATTCGATCTCTTAAAGAATCGTCAAGTTCACGATCACTTCCAGTTGTAAATTTACTTTCATTTTCAGCACGTGCTCCAGTGAAAGGTGAAGTTGAAAAAGCAGAAGATCCAGATATTGAACTTACTGCAATATTTCCAGTAGATCCGGCAACTACAGCAGTCACATTCACATTTTGAACTTCTTCTTCTCCTGCATATAAAATAGTATCATTATCCATTGTAAATTGTAATTCCACAGAAGTACTAGTAGCAGCAACAATTACACTAGTTCCAGCTAAAATAGTTTCATCAGATTCTTGTTTTAAAATAACAGTTTCTTCAATATTATGGTTATTTACAAGACCTGCAGGAATAGTAAAAGTCCAATAATTTGTATTATTTACAGGAGCTATTGCATATACAACTTCCTCTTCATTATTAGTTCCTCTACCTAAAATCAATGTACCAGAAGTCGAATAAAGAGCATCTGATCCATCATTCACATTAATTGTGGTATCTGCAATAATAGGAGCAGCTAAACCAGCGTAAAATTTTGTAGAAACTTTAGTGAAAGTAGCAGCTCTTTGAATTGTTATATTTCCAGTAGCAGAAACTACTAAATTTCTAGTCAATCCATATTTGAAAGCTTCATTATCTAAATCAGTTCCAGTTAAAGAATCAATATCAACTAACCTTAACATTTGGGCCATTTGAACATATTGTGCAAAATCTTCCCTAGCACAAGTATCAGTTAAAATATCAATAACTGATCCTGCATTTAAATCATTCAAGCTTAATAAAGCTGTTAATTTATTCAACATTCCAGCTTGGATTTGCCTACTACTTTTAAATGTAAATTCTGCCATATTTTCCCCTCAAATCTTGATAATCACAGGAACTGGAATATCTAGATTTTTAATTTTTATTTCAAATTGTATTTTTATTTCTGAGTTATTTTGTAACAATGATAAATCTTTAATTTTATCAACTCTAGTATCTTGAGTTAAAGTTCTTACAATATCATCTCTTAATTGATTTAAAGGTCTTACTTTCTTACCAATTCCCAAATCTGCACCAAGTTCTGGATTTTTTAACACTTCCCCTTTTTCATAAGAAAGTTTTAAAACTACAGCTTGACCTATATTATCACTTCCTGAGATAACTTGAAAATCACCTGCAGAATCTAAAGATAAATCAAAATCAGGAGTAAGTTTTAAATCAGTTCCAAGTTGTTTTTCCAAATAAGAAAGATCCACAGTTGAAGGTATATCCTTTGCTTGTGGTGCTTCTCCGAATCCGAAAATAGATATGGTAGGAATCAAAATTTGATCACCTGGTTTTAAAACATTAGTTGCAGTACTAGTAGAATCTTGAGTAATATAAGGAGATTTTAGTTTATTTAATTCAGCTATTTCAACCCATCTAGTATAATCTCCTAAGTAATCCAAAGCTAATCGCTCCAAATCAGTTTTAGCAGGTAATATTATTTCCAATACAGAATTAGATGATTCCAAAGGAAGTTCACCTTCATCAAAATTTGCTAATATATCTTGAATTTGATCATCAAAACTAGATTTGAAAAAGTCAGTAGTACTCATTACATCAATGACTCCACTGATTGATTGATCTAAAGCATTTAACAAATCAATTTCATCATTAGTTATTACTTTTGTAGAATCAATTTCAACAGTAGAAGTTCTATCAAAAATAGAATCATAAGAAGTAGATCCTAAATTAAAAGAATCTTCTGCATTAAATTGAATCCTTTTTAAATCTTCTAAAGTTTGTTCATAAAATGATCTAGGTAAATCTAATACACTATCAATTTCTTGTTCCAGTCCCACTTGAGCTGCTTCTGGTAAATCATTAGAATCAATCAAAGTTATAGCTTCTTCAGTTGAATAAATAGCATCTACACCTTGTCTAGACACAGCATTTTTAATATCATTTGGTAAATCCAAATCAGTTAAAATCCGGTTTGAACTTACATTTAAATCAACACTTTCATTTTTAATTTCATCTTTTTTATCTCTTAATTTTCCAAGTAAAGCAATAGAAGCTCCAGTAGTTATTGCAGATCTAATTAAATTTTTAGGAAAATCAGCTACAGAAAATCCTACTCCCAAACTCGCACGTAAAGCAAGACCTATTTTTCGAAGAGTTCCATACATAACAGTATCATAAGTGCTTTCAATTTGTTTTATTATTTCAGTAGATCCCAAAAGGATCCCACGAGCTCTATCTATTTTTGATAAAGCAATATTAAGTTTTTCATCCAATTTTTGAAATGATGATAAAGATGGAGTTTCAAAATTAAAATGCTTGATAACTCTAAATTTAATGTTGTAATCATAAATAAAACTACGAGCTGCACTTCGCTTCATTTCAAAAGATTGTAACTCAACTATTAAAAATTCACCATCTTTGTAATTTTTCCAAAGTAATCTAGAAGATTTAGCAATAGAATCGGAAGCAAATCTTTTCTTATATTCATAATAAGATTTGAAATAATTTCTCAATTCATGAAATACTTGAAATCCAGATTGATATTTTAATTTATTTGGTTGAGATATAACTTCTCCAGTTAATTTATCAACTCCAGAACCACCTCGAAACGGAGCTAATCCAGTAGTTCCTGAGATAGTTAATGTTTTATATTTATTTCCAGAATGAGTAACAACTGTTCCACCCTGAGTAGGTTTTATTATAATAGATGGAGCTTCTGTTTGAGTTATTTCACTAGGAGCTAAAGGTAATTGAAATTCTGCAAACTTACCATTATCAACACCTTTAATAGTACTTATATCAATCACAGAGAAAGAATAAGGAAATGGAAGTTTATTCCAATGACTTTTTATTGAATCTACATTAGAAGTAATTGGTTCAAAAGCAGGGTATTTAACACCAGTATTTGTAGAAAGAATGCCAAAAGTTTCACCAAAAGCGGTAATTTTCTCTTTAATACTGTTGAAAGTTGATCCAGGTAATCTAAAAGCCATTAATTTTAATCTCCATTTACTATCTTACTAAATTATATCAAATTAAGACTTTACAAAAATCAAGGATTATGTTAATATTAATTCAAGAAGGAGAGTCTTTATGAATGTTTTAAGTTTATTTGATGGAATGAGTTGTGGACAAATAGCTCTTGAAAGGTTAGGAATCAAAGTAGATAACTATTATGCTAGTGAAATTGATAAATATGCTATTAAAGTAACTCAACATAATTTTCCAAATACCATTCAAATAGGAGATATAACAAAAATAAAAGTTGATTATAATACTTTATATACTGGATATGATTTTCGAAGAGCTAAACTTACTTTAGAAGAAGATGATGAACCAGATACACCACATTACAAGGAATGTATTCATTTACCCAAAATTGATCTTTTAATAGCTGGATCCCCATGTCAAGGTTTTAGTTTTGCTGGAAAACAACTCAATTTTGAAGATCCTAGAAGCAAGTTATTTTTTGAATTTGTTAGACTTTTGAAAGAAGTTAAACCTAAATACTTCCTTTTGGAAAATGTCAAAATGAAAAAAGAATATCAAGATATAATAAGCGAACATTTGGGAGTTGAACCAATTGAAATAAATTCATCTCTAGTTTCAGCTCAAAATAGAAAAAGATTATATTGGACTAATATTCCAGGAATTGAACAACCTGATGATTTGGGGATTGTTTTAAAAGATGTTTTAGAAACTGGAGAGAATAATTGCGGAAGATTAGTTGGTAGAAGAATCAATGATAAAGGTAAAAGAGATGATTATAACTATAATATTCCAATAATTCAAAGATTCGAACCAAGACATGATAACAAATCAGGTACATTAACTACTGTTCAAAAAGATAATTTGATATTTTCAGAAAAACCTTATTATATAAGTTTTACATGCAATAGACCAGTATTATATACGGATCCTAAATTTAAAACCTTAGTTTCTAATGGTGGATCCAAAACAAAAGGATTAGGTATATGTGATGAAACTGGATATTGGAGAAAACTAACACCAATAGAATGTGAAAGACTTCAAACAGTACCAGATAACTATACTAATTTAGTTTCTAATACTCAAAGGTATAAAATGTTAGGAAATGGATGGACTATTGATGTGATTTGTCATATTCTGAAAAACATGGATTTTAAACAATAGTTCCACCATTACATTCAGCATTATCCATTAAATGAGTAACTATACCAGTACACATTCCAAGCAATTCAGCACTTACGTTAGGGTATCCAGATTCAGTTTTCACATATCCAGCTAAAACAGATCCATCTAAGTTAGTAATTTCACCACTATTTATATAAGGAAAAGCAGGATAAATTAAAATTGCATCATCATGAAGATGTTTAACAATACCAGTACAAATACCTAGTAATTCAGCAGAAACAGAAGGATAAC